GGTGTAGACAGTGAAATAGATATTTGTACTATGACATTTAGTATTCCTATCTATATCAGTCCACCTACTAAAGTACGAAAAATGGGAGTAATTACTAATATTATTACAAGCATGTTTGACGAAACACTGGGTGATATTGAAAGTGGAGTTAGTGCTCCAGTGCTTAATGCATACGACGATTCGCCAAGAGCAGGAATTACAGAAAACGAATTTGGTAGAAAAGCTATATCCGACGCTGCTGCTGAAATGGCAAATGTCAACTACAATACATACGGTGCATTTGTAAGTGGCAACAATGCGCAATTATTTTCCAATGGTATTGTTGGTAATAAGAATTGGAGAGAAATTTTTGAAGCGTTGCCGGGCACATATGCTGCTGATGTAAGTCGTATATATTTCACTAGTCAAGATAATTCTAAAACTGTTACAGGAACGTTTACACTAAGTCCGTTTGATGAAACAACAATATTAATAAACTGGGACACAGATAGTTTTCCAAGCGACACTGTAATTGCAGGACGTACAAGTATAGATTATATCATTGACCCTACTAATTACAATCCTACTCCAATTAAAACACCTGGTGTAAGACTATTGCTATTAGACGATGTTGGTAATGCAGATGCTACTGAATCACCAACAGCATGGCAAAACACAGATACTACTGCAACCGTTGCAAGTGCAAATGATATTATCGAATGGGATGGTTCTAAATGGAATACAGTATTCGATGCAAGTGCTGCTACTGATGTCACATACACTACTAATTTAAATACAAGCGTACAGTATCGATTTAATAACGACGAATGGTTATTAAGTATCGATGGCGACTACCCTGTAGGAACTTGGCGTGTTGAACTAGCAGGATAATTGTCCAAATAGCGTGTATTAAGACATACTCGTCTGCTAATTATATGTATGAACAATCGTATTACATGTAGCGGTGCGCTATTTTACACACTAGATACAAATAGATTTTTATTTCTGCACAGGGCGCAAGGCAAGCGTAATAATTTGTGGGGACTCGTTGGCGGCACAAACGAAGGTGCCGAAACTCCATGGGAAGGTTTAAAAAGAGAAATTGAGGAAGAAATTGGATTTGTTCCTGATATCAAAAAGACACTTCCTTTGGAAAGTTTTATTTCGCCTGACAGTAGGTTTTATTTTCATACATATCTTTGTGTTATTCAAGAAGAATTTATTCCTAAACTTAATAATGAACACGATGGATATGCTTGGTGCAGTTTTACTAAGTGGCCAAAACCGTTGCACCACGGCTTGCGCAACACACTTCAAAGTAAAATTAATCTTACTAAGCTAGATACTGTATTTCAAACAATTAATTTACTTGACAAATAACCTAAAAGATAGTATAATATAGACATGAAAGTATTAGTTCTCGGCGACATAATAATCGACAAATATATCTATGGAACAAGCACACGATTAAGTCCTGAGGCTCCTGTGCCTGTTGTAACATACCAGCATGAAGTTGAAACTAGGGGCGGCGCAGGTCTTGTATTTGAAAATCTTAGAAGTTTAGGTGTCGATGCTGAATTGTTTAAAACAGGCAGTACTAGTAGTGTTAAAACTAGAGTAATTTGCGATGGGCATTACATCACACGTATTGACGATGACAAATATGCAGACGGTGAAGTGGTTTTAGATATTATACGAGCAAACGATTTTTCACAATATGATTATGTAATACTAAGTGATTACAACAAAGGTGTATTAGACTGCTCGCTAGAAATTATTAAACATTTAAATACGTTTGGATGCAAAGTAATTGTTGATCCTAAAGAACACGCAAGTCATTATGAAGGTGCTTGGTTAGTAAAGCCTAACGAAAAAGAATTTCAAGAATACTTTATCAATTGGCATGGTAATATTATTACAACACGAGCAGGCAAAAGTGTAATTGCTAAGATAGACAATGAAGTTTATGAAGTAGATGTAGACACTGTTGAGGTTAATGATGTTACAGGCGCAGGGGACTGTTTCCTTGCAGCGTTTGTATACGGATTAACTAAAGGGCATTCTCATCAAAAATGTATAGAACTTGCAGTCAAAGGATCTAGAGAAAGTGTCCAGCACACAGGTACGTATAAGCTTGCTGTACGCGACTTAGAAGATCGCATAGTGTTTACTAACGGAGTGTTTGATATACTGCACAAGGGTCATTTTGAGCTCTTAGCAGAAGCAAAAACACTCGGTGAGAAACTAATTGTAGGCATTAATAGTGATGCAAGTGTCAAACGTCTTAAAGGCGAAACACGCCCAATCAACAATCAAATGAAGCGTATTAGTCAATTAGAAATATTACCGTGGGTAGATCGAGTAGTTGTATTTGATGAAGATACTCCATATGAATTAATTAAAGAACTAAAGCCGCATTTAATTGTAAAAGGCGGTGATTACACAGTAGAACAAGTTGTAGGGCATGATCTAGCACCTGTACATTTAGTATCTACAGTCGAAGGTTATTCAACAACAAGTATTATAGAGGCAAGTAAATGAAAGAATTATGGAGGAATTTATTCAATGACTAACGATATTTTTGTATTTGACGATATTGTGCCGGGATGGTTATATGAGTCTGTTAAAAAAAATATTTTATCAATACCAGTAACATGCCAACATCATGGTATTGGCCCTGATGTTGGACACTCTTTTTTTAGTAAAATATGGCCGTTATTTGGATTGCATGAAATACCATGGGAATATAAAGCAACATTTGCTGCTCTTAATGATTCTAGAGATAAATTAAGTAAAGACGACGAAGTAATGCCACTACACTTGATTCAGTGCCAACTTAATTTAACTACAAAGACATTAGTAGGGGGAGTACATGCAGATATGGGGCCGCCGGCGTGGACTATGGTACATTTTATTTCAGGTGATAGTGGAATGGACTTTTGGACTGATTATCCTGACAACGGCGGTAGAAAAATATGTGATGTAGATTATAAAGATAATCGGTGTGTTATCTTTCCAAGTGACATATGGCACAGAGGTATACCTACAATTAATGTCGAACCTCGTGTAACATTAGGCTACATATTTGGCGGGGCACCACAGAGTCAATACGAACACGATAACAATATAATAAGTCCTATATTTAAAAAAGAATGGAGTAACAAATTAATGAAAACAGCTGAGAGAAATAAATGAAAATATTAGTTACTGGACACAAAGGATTTATTGGTTCGAATATTGCGCTGTATTTACAATCGCAGGGACATGAAGTAGAAGGTTGGGAGTGGCAACCAGGCATTATTCCTAGCACAGAAGATTACGACTGGTGTATACACACTGGAGCAATTAGCTCAACAACTTACACAGATGTGGATCAAATACTAGAACAAAATTTTGAGTTTACTGTACGTTTAGCACAAGTGTGCGAAAACTTTGGCACTAACTTACAATATGCTAGTAGTGCTAGTGTGTATGGCCCTACTGAACACTTTACAGAAAATGGCCCATTGCTTCCGCAAAGTCCTTATGCGTGGAGCAAGTACTTATTTGATAGATTTTTAGGACAATTCCAAGACGAGTTTAAAATAACTGTGCAAGGCTTTAGATATTTTAACGTATATGGACAAGGCGAAGAACACAAAGGAGACCAAGCAAGTCCGGTAACTAAATTTACACATCAAGCAAAAGAAAATGGCTATATTAATTTATTTGAAGATAGTGAAAAATATAGACGAGATTTTGTTTGTGTAGATGATATTTGTAAGTTGCACGAAAAAATGTTTGATATCGACCAATCGGGTATATTTAATGTAGGCACAGGACGTAGTGTAAGTTTTTCTACTGTTGCTAAAACTATTGCTAATAAGTACAATGCTAAAATTAACCTAATACCAATGCCAGAAAATATCAAATCACAATACCAAAAGTATACCTGTGCAGATTTAACTAATTTAAATAGTGTAGTAGATATGCAATGGACTAACATAGAGGATTATATAAATGCAAGAACCAACTAGACTACAAGGCGTAGTTACTAAAGGATGGGGCTATGAACTTATCTGGGCTACTAACGACAAGTATTGTGGCAAAATTATGTTTTTTGAAAAAGAAGGTGCACAATTTAGTATGCATTTTCATAGAGAAAAAGACGAAACATGGTTTGTAAATACAGGTAAATTTAAAGTGCAATGGATCGATACAAACACTGCTGCTTTATATGAAAAAGAACTAAACGAGGGTGATGTCTGGCATAATCCTCCATTACAGCCTCATAGACTTATTTGTTTACAAGGTAGTTCTAGTATTACAGAAGTTAGTACAGCAGATAGTGTAGAAGACAACTATAGAGTTGCGCCGGGAGACAGTCAAAAACAAAAGGCAGAAAATGGCTAAAAATGTATTAGACAATTCATATGTAGAATCAAATGAAGCATCTAGTCTAAATTTTACATCTAATAATAATTATAATAAACCAGTAATAGGTTTAGATCGCGATGGCGTGTTAAATGTTGATCTAGGAACTTATGTTACTAATCCTATGACGTTCGAACCTATACCAGGTAGCTTAGAAGCTGTAGCGTTATTACGATCTAAAGGTCATAGAATAGCAGTTATTACTAATCAAGGCGGTATTGAAAAAGGAATAATGACCCCTTCTGACGTAGATGCAGTAAATAATAAAATGCTTGAGTTATTAGGTCAAGCAGGTTGTCCTAGCATTGATGCTATATATTATAGTGCTAGTAGTAGAAAAAATGATATGTACGCTAAACCAAATACCGGAATGTTTAAACGCTGTGAGAAAGAACATCCGTATATTAAATTTTCAAAAGGCTTTTTTGTTGGCGACAAACTTAGTGATCTAAAAGCCGCCTTTAAAATAGGTGCTAGACCTATACTAGTCAGAACTGGTTATGGATTAGAAACTGAACAACAATTAAACAAACACGCATACAAACAGATTAAAAAACAAACACTTGTGTTTGATAATCTTTGGGAGTTTGCACAAGCCTTTTAGGCTTGTGCTTCGCCCCATCTTAGAATAATATTTGCATCAGTTGCAACACCACCAACTTTATATACGTTAAGTGCAAGTACATCTGGTCCATTTGGATATGTTCCTCTGCCGCCTAGTGGTGTGTTAGTAAGTTCTTTCAATTGTGATAAGTCTAGTGTAGAACGTTCACCTGGGGTAGCAATGAATGAGAATACTGTTTCACCTGGTTGTGCATATGGTGGCTGCACAAATGTAAATTCAACTGTACTTGTTCCAGGAATTAACGATCCTGTAAACGAATTATTAAACTGTACTTCGTAGAATTCAGTACCAGCAAAGTCCTGCAACTGTATACTGTTGACCAATGTGTTTGCTGGGAATGTAACTGACCCACCGTTGCTTACCTCAGTACCAACTGCTGCTCCACTAGCTTCAAAACTTGTTTTACTAAACAATGCAAAGTTTCTGTTAACCAAGGTTTCACCTGCAGAAGTTATAGTATATGCATTTGGTGTATTAGCGTCGAGACGGTCGTTGTTGTTGTTGTTTGTATTTCTGCTTAATCTAAAGTATCCGTATGAGCCACTTTGGTAGCCGCCTGTAATTGTTGTGCCTGATCTAATGCCCGAGCCAGTTATTGTTTTACCTATAACAGGAGCAAAACTTGTTGTTCCAAAAGTAGTTTGGTAATCAGCAGTATCGAAGAATACATAATCTCTGTCACGGTCATTTCTATATATACCACTATTAATCTGTGTAATAATAGCCGCTTGTGTTGTTGCTGTTGCTGTTGTAGCAGCATCACCTGTGCTCCACTCCACCGAGCCGCCAGAAGCAATTTGTGCAAAACTAGGCTGTCCACCTTGTGCAACACCACTTAGTGTTGTCCAACCAATATCGTTTGGATTAAGCGGATAGTTTTGCGGATTAAGAATACCTTCAACAACAATGCCGCCGGCAATTTGATTATTAGTGCCGTCAAAGCCGTCTGATGTTACTTCAATACCTTGTAGTAGTAACTGCGCACGGTTAAGTAATTCTCTCTCGCCTAAGTCACCTACGATAGCATTTGATACACTAGGAGACAATCTAATTAAAAATGCCGATTGTTTAGTAGTACTAACATTAACACTGTTTTCTGCGTATGAGAAAATATAACCGCGATCATCATCAAACATGCCGTCTGTAATAAACGCACTACCCCAGTGACTAATTAATGGTGTAATAGTCTGTGATATTAATATAACACCTGTTCTAGCTGTATGTGTTGCTGCTTCACCAGCAGTGTAACTGCGAGTTGCGCCTGCTTGGAAGTTAGTAAATGTTGCACCTCTAGTTAACCCTAAAAGTCTATTAGTTGAGTCATCTTTTCCAGTGAACGTTATAATCTCGTTATCAATATATACTGTACCAGCTGTTGGGAAGAAACTAGTATCTTCCAGGTAAAGCGTGGTTTGATTAGCTAGCATTGGAAATTTTAGTTTGCCGCTTGGTCCTTCGTTCGCAACTTCATAACGCACAGGCAAGTTACCTGAACGCATAAACGCTTCTGTGTTTACGTTTGAGTTACGCATTCTGTGTGCAAAGATAAAGTTACCATCTTGCCCACGTAGCATAAAGTCAATAAAACCAGCACCGTACCATGAGTATTGAATACCGATCATCTGCATTTTAGCAATATCTATATCGTAGCCGCTTGGGCCTGTTCCGTCTAGTCTATCTAAGTTAAAATCTTCTTGTTTGGTTTTCTTATCAACAATTAGATTTGCTTTTGCGCCTGTAATATCTACTACACCTCTCCAGTCTGGTGAAATTGTTATTTCCGTAGCACTATTAACATGACTTACAACATGTGTCATACCTTTAATGATAATTCTATCGCCGGCTTTTAATTGATCTAAGAAACGTGTATTTGTGCCAGTTACTAGATTTTTGTCAACTGCTAATGAAATAGTTCCCGCAAGTTGTCTAGTACCAGTACGCTGTACGACTGATATTTGCGTTCCATCAAACTCCCAGAAAATACCGTTTTGATCGTCAAAGATTCCTGAACGCACAGTTGCACCATGCCAAGCTACAACGCTCATTTGTGAACCGAAGCCTAATATTGCTTCAGTTGAACCTAATCTGCGCTGTGAACGAATTTTAAATGTACGCTCGTCTACTACACTTTCAACAGTGTAGTCAAACACGGGCGGAACAGCAGTTTCATTACCACTGTTGTATCCAGGAGTTTCTACTCCTAATAGTCTAACTATTCCGCCGACTTGTACACCGTGATCGTTGTCGTCTGTTACTACAGTAATAAGTGAACCAACTTCTACACTTTCTGCTGTTACACTACGTAAATCGTAACTTGGAGCAAATAGCGCACCAGTAGTATACATAATACCTTTACCTGACTGGTAACGAATGTATTTTTTACTTTGACGTATTGCTTGCGAACCATGTTGTGGGCCGCCGGTGCCTAACTGCACACCACCGTCGAATGGTCTGTGTACAAAGAAGCTATCTGGTCTTGGATACAATGTTCCTAATATACTATTTGTTGCAGTATCAATTGCTCCAGTAGTTCTTGCTTGGTATCGTATTTTGTTAACAGCAGGAATCTCTGTTACAAAGAATGATCCCGCTGATAGTGCATGATTATTAACTCCGTCATCTGAGCTATTTGTTATAATGAAAGTATTTCCTGGAACTAGTCCGTGGGCATTGTCTAGTGTAATTTCTAAAGTTGCCAATGCACCATAACTAATTTCATCTAATCTAGAAATCTGAGAAGTAGTCGCGTCTGTAATAATTAATGTACTAATAAGTCTTATAGTGTCGCCTGCCGCAGCAGAATCAAAATTTGTAGAAATGCCTGTAATTTCCCCTGTACCAGAATCAACGCTAGTAACACTTATGTCAATATCGTTTATTGGAGATTGGCCATCAAGCGTTGGTCCGTTTATTCTAAATGTGTTTCCTACAGCATAATTGATGCTACCTAGATCAACTGTAATATTTGAATATGTACCATTTTCTCTATTTAAACTTAACGTAAAATTAGTACCTGAAATAGGCTGTATGTTGCCTGTTACAGTAAAAGATCCTGTGCCGTTATATGCTGTGCCAGCATCAGTAAAGGTTGCTACTGTTCCGGTTGCTATTGCATCTACAGTACTAATAGTGATAGTTATATCATTAGTTGGCGACGTTCCGGGAAGAGCCAATCCTGCCGGTATTATTATTGTTTGTCCAGCGCCATAGTTGGCGCCGCCATCTGCTAGTGTTACAGTGTACGTGCCACCAGCAAGGCTTACATCAAAAGTTGCTCCTGTGCCTATTCGATTAGTACCGGCAATATTAATAGATGATGATCCGTTATACGCTGTTCCAGTAGCTGTTTGTGCAGTTATTTCGCCAGTGCCGCCTACATTATCAATAGTTATTGTTAAATCATTAGCAGGTGTGGCGCCGCCAAGGTCTGTGCCTAATACAGTAATAGTATCACCTGGTAAAAAGTTTGTACCCTGGTTAATAGGATCAATTGAAGCAGAATATGTTGTTCCATTAGTACTTACTGAAAATAGTACGCCAACACCAGATCCTGATGTAGAATAAGTAGGCTGATTAAACTGAAGTTGTGTATCTGGAGCAGTGCCGCTGGCTGTTACACTTACAATAGATCCGCCTGCGCCGATAGTTGCAACTGTTAAATATAGATCATTTGCTGGCCCGCCGGCTGTTGGATCAATTAAAGAACCATCTACAACTATAATATCTCCAACAGCATAGCCAGTAGAAGTATCCGGTGATGTTATATCAGCTGTATATACATTATTAACATATGTTATATCAAAATATGCATCTAACCCTGCGCCGCCTTGGGTGTTACCGGTAACACCAGTAACTGAAGTTGTTCCGTCAAATGCGTCTCCAGATAAACTTACTGTTCCTATACCTGTGTCACTGTCTAATGTTAAAACAGTTATAGTAAGATCGTTAGTTGGTGATATACCGCCTAAGTTATTACCTGTTACTAATAATATGTCGCCTACTTGATAGTTATCACCTTGATTGGAAAAACCGTCTAAGGTATATGTTCCTCCTGCTGATGAAATATTAAATATTGCTCCGGTGCCGCTCGATACTACGGGATTTGGAGATATTCCTGTGTAAGTAACTTTATTAGATGTAAATCCAGTAGTAAATGCTCCTGACACATTTACTGTTGTTCCTACAATGCTACTAACATATACAGCGGTGCCATCGCCGCGATCTAAAGCAAGATTTGGTACAATACCTGTAGAATCGTCTACTTCAAAACTTACATCACTAGGGTTAATGTTTGCTGTGGTTGTCACAGTTAAGTACTCGCCACCGCCGCCGCTGGTATCATTAATAGTAGTTACCTGAGAACCTTCCGGAATATTTGCATTAATTAACGGAGCACCAACTTCGGGCGAAGGTCCGTCAAACGGTATAATAGTACTTCCAACTGCTATATCAAGTTCTGCTTCTAGTACTCCTGCACTACCATTACTTGTTACGATAATATCAGGGTTGCCTATATTCGCGCCAGTATAAAATCCAGCTTGTCTTAACTGTGTATATGTTGTAGATAATGTAGTAGGATTAACTGTACCGACTTTAGATTTTGCATAATATGTAAATGTATTTGTTGTCGGTGCTTCAATAACAACAAAACTACCTTCTGCTCGAGCAGCACCATTAACACTATCTTCAAGTGCTTTAATTGTAATAGGTGTTCCTGGGAGAAATCCATGCGGACCGTCTGTTGTTACTGTAATCAATGATTGACCAATTCCGTCAGTACCTGCTGATGCATCTGTAACAACACTTCGTACTGGAGTATCAGTACCAGGAACTTCATAAACCGAAGGATAACCCCTAAGTGTACCAATTGCTGCCCACTTTGTAGGCTGTAGACCATACTCAAAGTCAGCATCAAGCATTGACATTGGCTGGGCTACTCTCATTCTTTCAATGGCATCAGTGCCAAAATCGTAGGGACGAGTAGTTACTACACTTTTTCCATTTTCAATTTTTTCTACAAAAATTTGTAACTCGTCAGTTATTGCATGACTAGATGTATCATAATTAAGAGTAATTTTAGTAATAGCATCTGTAGTTTCTAAGTATTTAGGAAAGTCAGGATCTACTGCTATCTTATCTGTTTTTAAAGTTACTGAGCCGCCTGATGTAGGTTGACTAAAATTATATATAATTTCATTAGTAGTAGCGTTAGTGATTAATAGTAATTGATCTAAATCATAACGTCCTTGTATTTTAATAGTACCTACTCCTGTACGTACTAATACAGGCATACTAGATAAACCATTAGTAATAACAGATACTGTGCTATCTACTAATGTATTAATTGTTGTAATTGCTGTTGCTTCTGCAGTTTTAGTATTATCTATAGTTTGAGATACTTCGATATTTGATGCACTATAAACACTATTTTGTAAAATATAAGTGTTTATGAGTGTTTTTATAAAACCGTAAGTTTGTATTTCAGGCTGTCTGTCACCGTCGATTTGTGCAACATCTTGATCCCAATAATACTTGATTACATTGTTAGTGTTTTCATTTCCGCTATATCTTAAGTCTTTTAAATATGCATCAATATTATAGCCGACATCTCTTTCGCACTTTTCTTGATTGTAAGTGTAGCCCACAAATCCTGATGCTGCTGCATCAATTTGATCTTGTATCCAAGCAGCCGCTTCTTTTTGTATAAATGTTTTGTTTGCACTTAACAAACTATAAGCATTAGGATATAAATTATCCGCTGCACCCATTCCGGGTCTAAATACATAATTTTTTACTTGTGTCTTTGCCATGTTTTATAATCCAAATGCTATTGCGAGAGCTGTTGCTGTTTTATCCACATATTCTTTATTAGTTACACCTGTTTGAACAGTTGGCTCTATACTTACTGTTGCCGAAGTGAATGCTGCTGTGGTTGGAGATATAGCTCCTATTGTAGTGTTATTTATAGTAGTGTTCGATACCGGTACACTCAAGCCGGTTGAATTAATATTTCCGAGTAATACGTCATTTATTCTAATTACTATAGAATTTCCTGCTGATAAATCTAAATTCGTGCCAGACGATAATGCAGGAATACCTACTCCTTGGATATTTAAGCTTCCGCCTAAATTCAAATCTCCTTGCACACCAACTCCGCCTGCTACTGTTAAGGCTCCGGAATTTGTATTAGTACTAATTGTAGTACCTGTAATAGCAACTTCACTAAATGCACTCGGTGCATTCTCTACTGTAATAGTTCCTGACACTGTTCCATTTACATTTGCATAATAAAGTGTATTAGGTGCTGATAGTGGCACTGACCAAGCAAGTCTGCCTGCATTCTTGCCTTGCGCATTTTCTCCAGAGTCGCCATCACTATGACTTAACCCTGTATTATACAAGGTAGTAAATCCAGCATCGGAGTAAATATTAAATGTAAGAGTCGATAATTCAAGATCAATTGTTGTTGTCTTAGTTCGAAAAACAGTAAATCCTGGGTTATTTGTAGCATTATTCGAAATCCTAAAATTTCCAGCAACTTCTACAAATTTTCTATCAGCAGGTAGATCTGTATCAACTTCATCGGGAACTTCGTCTACTAAACTAATAGATTTAGCAGAAATATTTCCTTCGTCGTCGACTGTAAAGCCAGCACTTTCAAACCCAAATTTTGACTTAAACGGTGAATTTACTATTGTTGTCATCTATTACTCCATCTATTGTATTTATCAATCAAAAACATTATGAAGTTAATGGATTTTGATTTCTAAAGTATTGTGCTGTATGTATAAACTTAGCTCCGTTATATGCTGCATCAGCAGGATTGATAATCAAATCAACATAAGAAGAATTTACTATTGCACTTAATTCAACTATATTAGTTCCTAAGTTACTTCTTCCTATTACAACTAAACTTGCATAATCTACGCCATTACACACTATGCACTTTATAATTTCTTTTTGAGTTGTGCTATAATCTATACTTATTGTAAATTCTGCACTGGAAAATTCGCCTGCATGCCACCGTGCAACTTGTGTATTAGTGTACACTTGTTTCCAAGGGCCGTTATGAGAAAATGATCCGTTATCCTGAAGCTGAATACTGGTTCTAATTCCTTTATTAAAGTATCTTGTAATATCAAACATGTCTATGGTTCCAATTTATAGTATTTATGCTCTTACCAAGCATAAGTATTATTATGAAAAATGGAAAACTTTGGATTTTTGGCGATAGCTACGGAACATTTCACCAATCAGGTGACGAAATTAAAGACTGGCACTGGATGTGGAGTCTTACAGAAAAACTAGGCCATGAAAATTTTTATAATATATGCGAAGACGGCGTAGCTAACGAGTGGATTTATCATCAATTAATAAGTAATTCTCCTATGATAAATTCAGAAACAGACACTATTATTTTTATTGCTACCCAGTTTGATAGACAATGGTTTTTTGTAGACAACGTAGGTGTAGCAAATATCCACATGGGAACGTCGTTGGAAAAATATGTTACTAAAAGTCAACATATTGCAATTGATCATTATATTAGACACTTGACAGATAATCCTCAGAATTCTATAAGATTTCAGTGGTTACTATATGGATTAAATTTTTTAAAAGAACAAAATAATTTAAATTTACTAATACTTCCTGGGTTTGAAAGCGAAGGTTTTTTTCTTAACAAAGAATTTACAATAAAAGGCAGTTTGCTCGACCCGTGCATCAACGAAGTAAAGGGCAGAAGTATGGAATCGTGGCTAAATTGGAAAGGCCGAACTGACGGAGTGGATCCTCGAGAAGGACATATATCCAACTGTAATCATCCTATATTATCTGAAAAACTATTTCAGACTATTAAGCATAAACAAGTATTAGATTTAACTACAGGGTTTGAAGAAGAATTTATAATTTAAGATTTTTTAATATGTAAATACCAGATATCATTAGGATAAGTTACACTCAAACAATAATTTTTAATTCTTAATCCGTTATCTTCGATCATCTTCGCAAATGTTTCTGGATTACTACCTTTTGTATTTTCCATTAGTACAATATCAGCATCATCAGTTATATAGCTACTAACAGTATTAAAAAAATCTTGATGTATGTTCCAGTTTTGATCTTTATATTTTCGATGCTCGTTAGGGTCGATATTTCCAAATGACGGAGTAAAGCTAAAATGCGGCGGATTTCCAATTATTAGATCATATGCTATGTTTGTAGGATGACTTTTAAAATTATTAGACAATACAAAATTTACATTATTATTAAGATTATTTTTATCTATAGTTTTTTCTACTACAAATTTATTTGGCTCGTGTATGTCTAATAATGTAAGACGTTCTGTTAAGCCTTGGCTTAATGTTCCAAAGCCTAAATATCCAGGGCCAGAACACCATTCTAAACAATGATTATATATTCTGCCATTTGAAAAATGATTAATACAGGATACGGCATCAGCTGCTGTCTGATAACCGTATCCATCTAATTTATTCGATGAGTAGACTAAAAATTTATCTAGTCTAACTTCAACAATGTCTGTATTAAGCAACTTTCCAATTTCCGACTGTAAGAAGCTTTCCGTATTCTGGCAAATACAAATATTCAATCTTACTTTCGCTCAGTGTCCAAAGTGCATCTTCTAATGTTTCTACAAGAGGTTCTCCGCCTAGATTAAAACTAGTATTAAAGATAATCGGAACTCCAGTCTTTTCTTTAAATGCCTTAATCACTCGGTAGTAAAGAGGATTTTCTTCTTCAGTAACTGTCTGAATGCGACATGTACCGTCCACATGAATAATACTAGGTATTTTTTCAGCAATGCCTGGTTGACAATTAACAGCATACATCATATGTGGACTGTCTTCCATTCCCCGTAAATCAAACCATTCGTGTGCGTCTTCGGCAAGTATTGATCCTGCAAACGGACGGAAGTATTCTCGATGTTTAATTTCATTAACGAAATCTTTGCCATCTTCAAAGGTCGGATCGAACATCAACGAACGATTTCCTAATGCACGTGGACCGTTTTCAGCACGACCTTGAAACATTGCTACAATATTCTTATTAGTCATTAATTCGATAACGTCATCGTCTGTTGCATCAGTAACAATAGCATTATATTCTTCTGCCAATTTAGTAATATCTTCATCTTTATAATTATACTGAGGACCTAGATAAATTTCTCTAGGCTGTGATTCTAAAGATTGACTAGTAGCATAATAATATAGTAAAGCAGCGCCAATGGCTGTTCCGCCATCATTTGATATAGGCTCAACAAATAATTCGATACCTTCTTCATTAAGCCTATTAAGATACCAGTAGTTTGCTACACAGTTTAATCCGTAGCCGCCAGATAGTACTACTTTATTTTTACCTGATAATTTTGTAGCAGACAAAATTATATCTAATGCTTGTTCTTGTGTTTCTTGTTGACATGCATATGCTAAGTCTCTTCGATTTTGGTACTCTGTCCAAGTATGGTCATCTCCAACAGGACTATCTGACAATTCTTCATAATTTTTATGATTTACTATTGCAGCATTTGGATATGTTGGAACGAAAAGACTTCTATCAGCTAGTGGAATTTTAGTACTGTTTAAAAACAGTTTGGGTATATTACTATTTTCTTTACCGTATGGAAATAGTCCCATTGTTTTACCTGCTTCGATTGCTTGGAAGCCGCAGTATTGTGTTACTGCTTCGTATACTTTTACTATGCCGGCGTGTCCTGAAACTACAGAAGTAAATGTATTGCCTTCTTCGCCAAACTGTGCTCCATCTGTATTGGTATTAATGGCTGTAACAATTGGATCTCTACATCCAAAATGTTTGTATAGAGTTTTAATATTGTCAGGATAAGAACAATCGTAAATACTCTCAACTTCCCAAAGTAACACATTACCATCTTGAGTTTGTCCTGAAGTTGCAGATCCAGCGCCATCAATAACTACTGCTACAGCTTCGTCAAAGCCACTCCTATAAAATGCACAAGCAGCATGTACTTTATGGTGTAAATGGGAAACATCGATACATTGTGGATGATCATGTATATCACCTTTTCTATCAATTAATCCCATTTTTCTAGCTAAACCTGAATAAAGATTATCGCCCGTATACTCTATTTTTGGTCCATCATTAATAGACGTTGTGTGACACACCACTAGTGCATCAATTTTATCAGTATATTCTTTTACTTTCAACATTGTTGCTAGAGGGCCGCCATCATACTTGTGTCTTGTAAAGCGTTCTTCTTCGCTTGCAAATACAATTTTACCATCTTTAAGTAAGCAAACGCCTGCATTATGGCCTCTTGAAATACCTAAAATATATCCTGATGACATAATTATTTTTCTCCTATTAGTTTTTTATTTGGTTTATCAAATATGGTCGAAGGTTTATTATTTGCCAACGGCAATTTCTTATTTGAACTTTCTGGTTTTCCAATTTTATCTGCGATACTTTTCATAATTTTTTTATAATTTTCCTCGTTTAAAATCATATTATCTTCGTTGTGTCTTTCTCTTGCAGGATCTTGAGTAACTCGATACGGCACGTATACTCTATTTTCTTTTCCGTTATCAATAATTGTAAAGTCTTTATTTCCTGGATAACTTATGTTTTCTGGAAAAGTTGACCCTATAACTACTGTTGCAGGTTTACCTAGTGCATGAGCAAAATGTTGTCCCATACTGTCGCATCCTAAGAAGTAATCAGCTGCATTAACTACGCCAGTCCATTGCAATAAACTTGCATTGTCTGGTATAGCTGCTCCCATTGGTCGATCAGTTGGTATTTTTAAGTTAGTCATTAGTATTACTGCATAATCTTTAGATAACTCATCGACAATTTTAAACACATCTGATAATTCAAAACTACGACCACTTTCGTCAAATACAAAATTACCATCTATTTTAACACCACTTCCAAATGGTTGAAAGACAATAACTTTATCTTTATTCATTTGTTGTTTAACTTGACTAACTAAATTGTAACCATATATTTGATCAGCTTTTCCAAGATCTAAATTTATAGGCTTGCTTTCAACAGTTTCATCAACGTTATTAATAAGCATATCAAATGCTTGTATTAGATTAACACGTTGATTAAAATATGCATTTAGTCTATAAGGTTCTGGACTAATAATTTCTCTATCTTTTAGAACAGTTTTAAATAATTCCTTACTGCCTACTGGCCAAATATTATTTCTTAATTTTGAAGAAAGGAATAATTCATGCCATGCTTCTGATACTATTACAACATCTGGATCAGTGTTTTCTTTGTAATACTCTAATGCAGGTATGCTGCATAAAACTCGGCCAGCGCCGCCGTTTATAAAAAATGCCTTCTTCATTTGTACTCCTAGGTAAACATTATACTATTATATATTACAATTTAGAGTATCAAATTTTATTTCTGGCTATGAACAAAAAAAATCTGCTGAATTAGCAGATTTTTAATTTGGAAAATTTACAGATATTTTATGGCATTAATCATCTAGTATTTTAAATATATTGCAATACTAGATGATTAAATGAATAACAATTAGTTACACTCCCAGCTTACACATACCATGCCAAATCGTCCTGAGTCACCTTGACATCCATTTTGGCCACCACAAGTATAATTGCTCCAGCCGCCGGCGCCTGGTATTCTAAGATAACCGTTTCTGCCGCTACGATAACATCCGCCGTAACCATTCGAAGTAGTCTCACTGCCACTGAAAGCAGAAGCACAAGTGCAAGATTCAAATCCAAATACCGGAGTTGATATAGTACAACTACCGTGTAAACAGCTGCCCTGGCCGCTGACACATATTGCAGGCCAAAGGCCATTTAACCCATATTTTGTAATAGTTCTGCTGTCGCTTGCTCCACTATTTAATTTGAATGTTGTTCTACTAGCAAATGCGTGACATGCTAAAGATTCATCCCAGTAATCGTCGTAACAGAAGTTCCAGCCGCTACATCTGTTTGCACTACATGTGCCGCCTGCTTGATCTGGATCTGGTATTCTGTGTCCGCAGGTCGAAGTGTTAGATTTTAAATCTTCGTTCCAGTAACAGAAACAACTAATTCCGCTGTCTGCACATGCATTTATACCGGATGTTGAATTAAACCAAGTTGGGTTTCCGCAAATTCCTGGTGTAGTTTGCTCGCCCCAGCAGCAATATGCACAACCTGCGCAAAAACAATATGTTTCGCCTTGGTTTACGCAAAACTGCATTACCATATATGCGCCGCTTGGACCAAATGGTGATCCGCCACAGCAGCAGTTACCACTGGTGCCGCCACCTGGGCCCCACATTTGCACTTGAATATTCGATACTCCTGAACAAATAGTATGGTTACAATTAGTACCACAACGCCAACAGTTACCACAAACTTTAAATCCGTTGGTTTGTGCTGGACAAACTAGCGGAGTTAAATTAGTGACCCAATCTTTTACAATTTGCGGACACGTATTAAATTCGCCGTCTTCAGCTCCACCTGTTTGATAAGGATATCCAGTAGGAGTCGGTTTACTATAATCAATAGCAACTGCGCCGCTGTCGCCAGCAGCTTTTAGCCGATCTCTTTCTTTAATTGCTGCATATAATATTACGTCACTCATTTAAATCTCCTTAAGATATATCAGGCAAAGTATTAAACGTTGCTACTAATGACGCAGGAATCTTTGGAATTACAGTTGCATCAATTGTTACATATCTCCAAGGATAAACTGTAGACATTGTTGTTAAATAATTATCTATATTAGTTTTAAATGTATCAATAACTGTTTGAGTTGCATCATCGAAATCGTAAGCTTCGTCGTATTTTACAACATATGCTAATCTTTCTTTGGCTGTTCTTTCATTCATAGTTTCTGATTCTTTAATAATCTGTTCTAATACAAATCCATTTGCTGGTGTATATACCACTTCGTAAATATCATTTATTGTAGGATTATTAATTTCTTCATGCGTCGAATCATCATGATTTGTAATAGTAGTATATGTATACTCATGCTCTGCACCTGCATTTACTAGTGCATGTGCAATAGCAGTATCAGTATCTGCATCAATAGTTACTACTAGTTGCTTATCTTCATCATCAACTGTAATGTCGTCTTCGGACCACCTAACAATAGGAAAGT